AATGCAGCCTTTGCATCCTGTTTGTTATATCCTTTGACATATTTTATCGCATAGCTTACAGGAGCGCTTGTGTCGCTTCCTTTATATGTCTTGTACGTTATTCTGTAAGTTTTTAGCATTGTATGTTGCATTAAGTAATCAAAATATAGGGAATCGTTAAAGTTATCCCAAAATTCTTGTTTAAAAGGATCATTCATCATTTAAAAGTTTTTCTAGTTTATTGCAAAGATTCGTATCTGAGTATTCTCTGCCATCCTGGAGCAATGTATAAGGCAGAACGGTATAGTAAATCGTATCTGATTCTGCCCATGTAATCTCGTCATTCATTGAGTTAAAGCTTACAGGATATTGCTCGGATCCTATCTCTGTTTCTATGGCAACATGATAAGCAACATTACCAACATAAAACATAACGCTGTCATCGTCTTGGTATTCTATTTCAATCATAAGCTTTTGATGTATTTCTTAGCCTGCTGCTTCATGTAATCAACATCTAGCCATTCAAGTAGCTCTATTGTGTTAAATGTCATAGTAAAATCTTTACCGTATTCATCTTTTCCGCATAGGAATGTTTCATTGTCCTCCGTTGACATAAATGTATTGACGTCATGCAATCTCTTTCTTATTTCTATTTTGTTGCTCATTATCCAAAAATTAAAAGTGTGTAATAAAATATCGTTACCAATCCAAAAAGCGACATAGCGCCAAGTATAAAATCTGTTGTTTCCTTTTTCATAATCTATTTGGTTTTTAAATTTATTAATTGAATAATATCTTCTTTGTCAAGCTTGTCATAAACTTGCTTCAATGTAATTCTAAACTTTGGTGGTTCGTGTTTATACTTGCCTGTTTCTAACAATCCGATTCTACGAAAAAGCGAAACGTCTAACCTTGTCAATTTATTTATTAAAAAATCTTTTGTCATTATTTAAGTGTGTTAAGTTGTTTAGTAAATCTTTCGTTTAATCTGTCTATGCACATTTGCCATATTTCCATGTTATGCGTGTTTTTGTTGCGTATAGATTCAAACTCTAATCCTGCGCCAAAGTGATTTGACCATTCTGCATCATTTGCTTTTTGATAAAATATAAATCTTGCCTCTTCAATCTCTAAAAGCAATTTTAATTTTTCTGTTCTGTTCATCTTTATAGTGTTTTAAAGGGGGATTGCTCCCCCATTGGTTTTATTTAATTAAAGAAGAAAGATTATACATAATTCTATTATACTGAGCATATTTCTTAAGTTCTTGGTAGTTCATTTCTGAAGGTACTTTTGCTCTTATAGATGTAGTAATTTTTATTACTCTCATTAATCTGTCTAGGTTGTTTTTTTTGTTTTTCATTTTGTGTTTTTTAAGTTTGTTAATTAATTTGTCTTACAAATATATAACAATTATTTCAATTATTAACAATTTACAAAAGAAATTAACAATTTTATCTAAAAAAGATGCGTAAGCCTTGCTATTTGGCCGTTTGAATAATGGTGTATAAAGCCTTCAACCGCCTGAGGAGCGTGCTGATAGCCTTTGCGGTGATGCCATGAGTCTGTCGCTGATGGGGATCTCAAGCTTTCGACAGTAACGCCTGCGTAGTCTTTGGATTGCTTATGATGTACGTGATGGGTGTAAACGTATCTATGCTTTGTTTTGCTCCATTCTATAGGAAATTCCTGAGCCATTAGCAGCGGCAAGTCAGCTTGTTTAGCGCCATCGCCATGAGTTGTGCCTATGAGATTGCTTCCGTATCTGTAGCCTTTGCGATGAGCTATTGAGCAATCAAATTTAATATTTTTGTTGTTTTGGAAATAGGTTTGTATAACGTCTGCCAAGAAAAAACCGCTTTGGTAATCGTGATTGCTTGGATTAAAAGTAAAATGCACATCTGCAACTGCAATCAACTGAAGCAATACATCTACATAAAGCTGTTTAGCTATTAAGAAATTACTGTACCACATTCCTGAGGTGTCCTGATTTGTGCCGCTTGTAGTTGTTTGTTTGGGAGTATCTATGTGTAGAATATCATTGCCTCCGATAAATAAAATCTTATCTATAGGAAAGCCTTGCGCTTTGTTTAAAATACCTTGTACGCCCTCCTTAACCCTCTTTACAGCTATTTGGTTGTTATATGTTTCGCCTGTTTCAAATGAATCCGCAAGTTTACCGATATGAATATCTGCAGGATCCAGGACTAGCAAATGTTCTTTTTTGCCTAGCTTTCTTTTTATCTCAGGATATACAGGCGAAAATTCTTTTAAATCTTTTATAAGCTGTTTACTAAGCTCCTCTAGATGCTTTTGTGATTCGTCTTTATGTAAAGGATTCTTAAAGAATAAACTAGCATCTTTTGTTTTGAGCCATCCATGTTTAACGCTTTCAACGTCTACGCCTGCCTGCTCAGCCGCTGCCTTTACGCCTCTGTATTGAAATATTAATTGCTGTTCGTCTTCTGTTAGCCTATATCTTTTGTTTGTCATAAGAATTTATTTACAACCTTTCCTGCTAGATACATCAAAAAACCTAAAACACAAGCGCCTATAATAAGCCAAATGTAATTAGGTTGCTTCTGCGCCTTAGCCCTCTGAACCTCAACGCGAGTTTCTAGCCTTATAGTATCTCTATGTATCTTGTATTCTATTCGTGTTTCTAACCTTGTTTTCGGCACAAATACGTTCTCGTAATGCACTATGGTATCTTTGCTAGAAAAGTATTTTTCGTATACTATTGTGTCGTGAATAACAATAGGAATGCTGTCAATAGTTGCTATTCTAATCGTGTCGCTTGATATAATCGGTTCTAAGCCTTTTTTAAGCGCCTTCCTATAGTGATAGTTCGCAGAGCAAGAAAACAGCGTTAGAACGCAAATAAGGCTATAAATTCGCATATTCTTCTTGTACGTTAAAACTTGGACAAGCTTTGTTTGCAAATTCGTTGTGTCCGTGAATCGTTATATCTGCATTGTATTTATAAATCAATTCTATCATTAGTTTAATCAAAGAATCTTTTTGCGCTGTTGTTCGTGTATCCTTAGCTTTGCTCATGTCTTTAGCCATACCTCCAACGTATGCGATCCCTATAGAATCCTGATTCTCGCCTGATGTATGAGCGCCTGGCTTCTTAATACTGCGGCCTTGCTCAATGGTACCGTCAATATGTATGAGGAAATGGTAGCCTATTGTATTAAATCCTCTTGCCTTATGCCATCTAGTAATGTCAGCTACGTCATGCTCTCTGCCCTCAGGCGTCGCTGTGCAGTGAATTATAATCTTATTTATTTTTCGCATTTATGTCTTTAAAGTCTTGCGTAACTTCTTTTGCTCTTGCAAATAGGTTCTTTAATGAATCCCAAATGTCGATACCTTTTACCGCTTTTATATTTTCGTTCAAAGAAATGACCTCAATACTCACTAAAACTAAAGCAAGTATTTTAGTTATAAGCAGCTCTACACTAAAAAATGTCAACACTATATCGTTGATAATGTAGTAGTCTATCAAATAGAATAGCATTACGGTAACCTCATAAAGCAGAATCTTGCTAATGACTGCGCTGAGCTTTCTAGAAGTAATTGAGGATCCTAGTTTTTTAGATTTCCAAACTCCTGTGATAGTGTCAACAATTACAGAAACACCGATAAGAATCAGGATGCCGCTTATAGGCATAAAAAATGAGGAAATAATTCCAAGCAGTTGCATAGAGTAGGCTTTTAGTTTTAGTTGTAATATTAATAACTGCGTTTTCATTGTTCAAGTTGCTCGGTTAATTGAAAAGTGAGATAAATTGCGAGAAATAACCCAATAGCTTTTACGTGAAAAGTATTATCGTAGAACATTCCAAAGGCTGCAATGTAACCTGTAATGAAATATAATATGGCTAAAACTTTAGTATGCATTATTCTACAGGCATAGGTTCAGACCATTCTGCTGAAGCCATAAGCACTAAAGCTTCATCGTGTGTCAAAGTTTGTAAAGGCGTTACAGTACCGTCTGCTATAAAGGTAGGTTCTGTATTCCACTTTATTACAAATTGTGTTTCGTCTAAACTTTTACGTATCGTGTTTTCGTCAGTTTCGCCTACTTGACTGAAGTCGATGTTTGGTAAATCTGCAATGTTTATAATTGCGTATGTTTCTGCTTGTTTTGTACTCATTTTTTTATTTGTTTTTATGTTGGCACATCTGTGCTAAAAGTTGTAAAGTTTGTCATTGTTCCGTTATTACCTCCGCTTCCATTGTCTGTTAAAGTTGGTGCAGTGTCACCATCACCACATCTCCACCAAGACAAAGGAGAAAGACTACTTATGTCATTAGGTACTCCACCATTATAAATGCTTGTAACGTCACTTGAAGAAAGTTCTGAATTAAAAACCGAAACTTCGTCAATGGTCGCAGTTGCAAATAAACTATTGCCATTTCTAGCACCTATATTAAAAGGCGAAGAGTTTAATATCGTTGCGCTTAACGTTCCTGATGTTGTTACCGTGTCGCTTACTCCATTAATATATATTTTTACACCGCTTCCACTACTTGAACCATCATAAGTAACTAATATATGGTTCCAATTCCCGCTCGTTATACTAGAGGTACTATCTACGAATAATCTATTAGAGGTAGTATTAACGTTTCTTAAAATAAATCTAATTTTATTACTGCTAGTTATATACAAGAAATAACCTCTGTAAGAACCACTTGACTCCATTTTAGAAGCAATAGTGTCGTTTACACCTGTGCTACCTCTTTTAACCCAAGCCGAAATACTAAAAGCACTTGTTCTTTCAAAGTCTAAAGCATCACCCATAGTTACAAAGTCATCAACACCGTCTAATAGTATGCTCTTTGTATTTGTGAAACTTGATGCAGTTGGTACGTCTGTTGTTCTATTGGCTTCTACCATATTGATAGACCTTGCTATTCGTGTATCTGTACCGACACTTGTCATAGTCCAAGTTGCACCATTCCACGTTGCATTTTCACCCATTCTAAAGTTTATTAATGGGTTAAGTGATGTGAGAGAAGATGGCGCACCTGTTCCGTAGATAGTATTTACGTCACTTTGTGAAAGTTCCGAAGTCCATATACCAATTTCATCAATCAGACCTTCCCAATATCTCCCGTAAGTAGAATTATATCCTATACCTGTGATACTGTCGGAATTAGATACATTATAAGTACCATTAAAAGTTAAATTGCCGTCATAATAGGCTTTTAAATTGTTAGCAGTATCTTCAAACGTTACGACAAGATTGTGCCATTGATTGTCTCCTGTACTACCATTAGTTAAACTAACCCAAGAAGAACCATTCCAAAAGGCAATATCCGTATTTAATCCAGCACCATTTATTTTTGTTAATCCAAAATTCCAAAAATTACCATTCCCCGCTATTAATTGTTGACCACTTGTATTTACGCCACCTTTAAACCATATGCTTAAACTAAAATCTTGAGACGTTAAAAGAGCTTGCGGCATTATAAAGTAATCATCTACTCCGTCAAAACTAAATGAATTTACGCTAAAACCTGAAGGCGTACCGCCTCCGCCTGTTATGTTAGTTTCACCGCTTGGCGATAATGTTTGACTTTTACCCCAATTTATCGTATTGTCTGTTGCGCCTTGACCGTAGTCAATGGTATTATTTACCGCTGCTTGTCCAAAACCTATTGTATTTGCCATTTTTTTATGTTGTTATATCTCCGAATAAATACCAAGCATTCGTATCTGTTTTTAATATTGTAGCTTGTGAATATTGCGCTGCAAGTTTATCCTTTCCTCCGTTAGAATTTAAAGTTACGCCTGTTGTTGGTGCAACGGTTACTTGGCCAGCGCCGCCTTGTAAAAGTTCAATTCGTGTTCCAATAGGAAATGCAGTACCGCTATTTAAAGGTATTCTTGCGTCTATTGCACTACCGTTTGTAAGTATTACCGTTTTATGTGCATCTGTTAAAACTAAATTGTAAGTAGTTACAGTAACAGAATTTAAGGTACTGTCTTTTAGTTGTGCGCCTGTTATCTTTTTAGAAACATAACCACCAGCACCGTCATCTTCAGCTATTGCAAATTCGTCTGTACTTGCTAAATTACTTGCCTTTGCTGTTAGTTGGCTTATCCGTATTTCTGCCATAATATTTATTTAAAAATGTTTCTAAACGCTTTACGTTCTTTTCCTTTGCTGTATATTTTCTTTTCATAAAACCCAACCTGCGAAGCCATTGTCTGTGCTTGGATTTACGTCGGATCCTGTGTTGCTTGTATATTCAGGAAATAACGTACTATTATCGCACATATAATCAATGAATCTTTGTTTATAATAT